TGCCTGGCCAGCTACGGCCCCGGCGGCCGGTGGCTGACCCTTGAGAACGCCATCATTGAGGGGCGCCAGAACGGGAAGACCAAAGCGGTTCTCCTGAGCCTGGCCTTGGCCGACCTGTTCGTGTTCGACACCAGCCCGGATCGCATCGTGTGGACCGCTCACTTGATGCGGACGACGCGCGACACGTTCGACCGGGCCGTTGAGTTGATCGACGGCAATGCCATGCTGTCCAGCCGGGTCAAGGAGATTCGCTACAGCAAAACGGAAGAGTGCATCCGCCTGCATTCCGGTTCCCGGATGGACTTCATGGCCCGCCAGGGTGGCTCCGGCCGTGGCCTGTCCGGTAAGCGGTTGATCTTTGACGAGGCACTGTTTCTCACGGCCGCCGCCATGGGGTCGCTGATTCCGGTGCTGTCGAGTCGCGACAACCCGCAGATCACCTACGGATCGTCGGCCGGTAAGAAAGAGTCTGATCACCTCAGAGCGCTACAGCGCCGGGGCCGCAGACTCAACGATCCGAGCCTGATCATGGTCGAGTACCGGGCGCCGGGTAGTTGGGATGACCCCGGTTGCGAGGCTGGCACGTTGTGCAGCCACATTCATGACGAGTCGCCCGGGTGCGTTATGGACAACGAAAACTATTGGCGCATGGCCAATCACGCGTTGGCCAACGGACGAATGCGGATCGACTTCACTCGGGCTGAGCGGCGGTCACTCTGCCAAACCCCTGAGGGCGTACTTGAATTCGGCCGGGAACGCATGGGTTGGGAAGAGTTGGGCGGTGTCCCGATGGACCCTGACCGTATCCCGGTCAATCTCTGGAACGCTCAGGCCGATCCCCTGTCGAAAATCGTTGGTCCCGTAGTCTTCTCGGTTGATCAACCGCCTAGTGCCAGCCACACCTCGATCAGCGTGGCCGGGCGCCGAGAGGACGGGGACATCCATTTCGGTGTTGTCTCCTACGGCCGGGGGTCCGGGTGGGTGGTCGACCGCTTGCAGCAACTGGTCAGGGATCACGAACTTCTCTGCGGCATCATGTGGCAGCCATCGGCCCCTGTTGGGGCCATGAGGACCGTGTTTCGTGACGCCGGACTAGAGATGGTCGAGGTTAGCCCTAGCGACTACGCAGAGGGTTGTGGGGCGTTCAAGCGCCACATTGTCGACGGCAACGGGTGGCACGGCGGCACCGAGATTCTCGATACCGCTTTCGCTGCCTCGGAACGGCGTGTCCTGGTCGAGGGCGGTTGGGTGTTCGGCCGTCGAAAGTCCGCCGGGGACATCAGCCCCCTGGTCTCGTCCGTACTGGCCGTTCTCGGTGTCGACCAGTGTGGCGAGGCTCTGCCTAGTGTTTTCGTGCTCTGACCCACAACCGCATACCTACCCCGGAAAGGTGGCGCTATGAGCTGGCTTTCCGAATGGCGCGACCGGTTTTTCGGCCGTGGCCTCGAGCCGTCCGGCGCAGCAGTGATCACCACTAGCTACGGCCTCAACGGTAACGAAACGATCCTGCCGTCGATCGTGTCCAGCTCGATGCAAGCCTACGCCGGTAACGCGGTCGTGTTCGGTGCCATCCTGGCCCGCCTGTCCTTGTTCTCAGAGGCCAAGTTCGCATTCCGGGACCTGACCGACAAGAGCCTGTCGGGCGCCTACGAAACGGACGGCCGCCGGAACACGGCATTGCGTAAGCTCGAAAACCCCTGGCCGGGTGGCACTACCGGTGAGCTACTCGTCCGAATGATTCAAGATGCCGACCTTGCCGGGAACGCCTACGTCTGGGACGCCGGGGACCAACTCGTTCGGCTCCGCCCCGATTGGGTCACGATCGTCTCCGTTCTCACCGAGGACGCGCTAGGTCGGCAGTACCGAAAGGTAGTGGGGTACTACTACAAACCACCCGCTAACGATGTCATTTTCGAGGGTGAACCGAAGTACTTCACTGTTGACGAGGTAGCTCACTGGTCACCAAACCCTGATCCCTGGGCCAACTTCCGTGGGATGTCATGGTTGACTCCGGTGTTGCGTGAGGTCACGTCCGACAACGCGATGACCGGCTACAAGATTAAATACCTCGAAAACGCTGCCAGCCCAAACCTGTTGATCCGGTACTCACAGAAGATCGGTCAG